AACTAACGGCGCAATGGCAGATCTCATACCGCCCTGAACTGCCTGGGAGATTCCCTGAGTAATCTGCATGTTATTGGCAACGGCAGCTTTACCACCCCATTTACCTACCATTTCAGGAGTACCATCTTCATTGGCCACGAACATCTGGCCTGATTTCGGGAAACCCCCGGTTGCATGGCCTTTTACGCCCGGACCGCTGTTAACGTAGCCTGAACTGCCCCCCGGCCCTGAACTATCGCTGTCGCTTTCCTCTTCAGCTTCTCCTTTCCCGCGCTTAAACAGGTTCTTTGCACCGTCTACAACCCTGTTCCATGCTTCACCGACTGCTTCAGCTATTCCACCCAGCCACCCTGTGATATCTTTCCAGATCTCTTTCATGCCGTCCCAAAGTTTATTCATGACGCCCTTGCCGATCTCCAGCATTTCATCAAGGCTAAACACGTCTTTGATTTTCTGCCAGATTTCTCCGAACCACTCTTTGATGGCATTCCATTTTTCTTCAATGGCGGACTTTACACTATCCCAGATCTCGGACAGTTGATCCTTAATACTGTTGAATATCTCTGATGCTGAGTCTTTTAAGCCATTCCAAAGGCCGGAAATGAATGTTTTAATGTTGTTCCAGATATATTCTATCGTTGCTTTGACTAAGCCAAATTGTAATTCAATTTGCAGACGAATCCAATTTAATGCAGCACCAAGAAGATCCTTAATCCCCTCCCAAATACCGCCGAATATCTTCTTTATTCCTTGCCAAGCCCTATCCCAGTCTCCAGTAAGCGTTCCAATAACAAAATCCAGCAGACCGATAAACACATCTATGATATCGCCTATGACTTTTGATACACTTTCAAAAAAAGAGAAAAAAGCATCAATACAGTTTTTTATAAATAACGATATAATCGGCGCTGCTACTTCCATAAACCATAAGACAAACGGTTTCAAAATAGTATTCCATACCACTCCGGTAGCTTCTGCCAGTTTAGAGAAAAATTCCATGAATTTATCAATAAGCGGCGTTAATACCTGCGCTCGAAATTCTGAAAACTTCTCTGACAAATAAGTTATCAACGGCAGCATGTACTGATTGTAAAGTTCAAGAAACCTTGTCCCTATCTCCACTAACCCTTGTTTCAGATTATCAAAATATGGTTTAAAAGCCGTGTCATATGTACTATTCAGTTTATCGGCCACTTCGTCAACAATGGACTTTACCTCTGAAAAAATCGGTTCTACTGCACTAAACGTGTCCTCCAGCGTTGTCTTTATAAGCTCCTTATTCTGAACAAACGGTGCTGTAAGTACATCTAATATATCTCTAACATATTTTCCTGTCAGCTCCATGACTCCCATAAAAGCAGAAGAAAATATACCTATAATATCAGCGGCGACCTGCTTTGCACTGTCACTCCGGAACGCCTCAAAAACCGTTCCCCAAGCTTCACTTACCCGACCAACAATATTGGTGATATCTGACCCAATATCAAACATGGATATCAGATAATCCTTAATCCTCTGGCTGTTCTGTTCTAAAAATTTCGATATCCCGCCCAGCAGATTATCCGCAATTGACGCACCCACGGAAGCCATGCCTCCGGCGACTTTCCCAAGGTTAAAAACAAGACTGTTCAGGAAATTATCTGCCGCAGAAACAACAGCCGGATCCAGAAATATGTCTTTTAAACTCTGTCCGATGTTACTGATGGACTGCTGGATACTGTCTAAAACATCTTTGTTGCCAAAGGCAATATTAAATCCACCCTTAAACAGACTGGAAAGCTCTCTGGCCTTATCGATGAGCCCCTGGTACTTACTGTCCATTTCGTCTATAGCTGAGGTGTCAACCTCACCCATATCAAACTCATCAGCAGTATACCCGCCGCCCGCTCCTCCATCGGAGCCACTGCTGTCTGGTGCCTGAATAATATTAAGCTCGTCAATGCCACTTGTGGCTCCCTTGATATCTTTCGCGGCCTTCTTTGCGGCATTTCCTGCTCCTCCCATGGCTGTTCCTGCATTATCTGCGGATTCTGCTACGCCTTCCATACCGGCAGCTGCAACCGCAGCACCGCCTCCGCCTGATTTCTTCCCGGCAAACATATCTGTCATGGATTTAAAAGCATTGGCCAGGCTCATCAGTTTACTGATTATGAGGTTAATAACCTTAATAACAGGAGTCAGTACATTGATGAGCCCTTGGCCGATCGTCGCCTTTAAGCTGTCAAACTGAAGTTGCAGGATACGAACCTGATTCGCCCAGCCGTCACTCGTCCGGATAAAATCCCCGGAAGCCAGGGCCAGCTGATCTGTCACGAACTGATACCGTAATGCTACCTTTTCAGCCTCGGTCATTTTGGCCGTAACTTTACCGTATCCGTTTGCCATGGCATAAGCATCGAGTGCATTCTGGGTCATGACAATTCCGAGATCTTTCAAGACCTCAGTTTCTCCGGTGAACACCGCCTTCATTTTGGTGTATGCTTCGTCCTGGCTGATGTTGTAGAACGACGCAACGTCTCCAGCCAGACCGGTAAGGGCCGTAGACATCTCGTAGGCTGCCTGCTCGTTGAATCCGAAGGCTTTTGCCATAGCTCCGAACGTGCCGGTAAACTTCTTTGCCATCGTTTCGGACAGGCCAAAGGATCCCGCCGCATTCCGGGCAAACTCATCTACCTTTTTCGACATACGGGGGAATGTCACGTCAACAACGTTCTGAACCTCGGCAAGATCCGATCCCAGTTCAATACAGGCGGCCCCGAAATCTATAATCTTCTTAACTGCAAACGCGGCAGCCAGGGCGGCGCCTGCCTTCTTCGCCATACCCTGAATGCCGGCCATCTGCTTCTTGAAACTTCGATCATTTACTGTAAGGTCAAGACCAATTTGTCCGACGCTCTCAGCTGCCATACTATCACCTGCCTTTACTCTTCTGTAAGACAGGCACATCGGCACAGCGTCTTAAATCTTTAACTCAAATACTCGTTTACAATCCTTATTTTTGCATTTAAAAAAGACGCCCTCGCACCTGGCGTCCGGATTTCGGATTGCATTTACTGGATACCCGCAGTACGGGCACCGCACTTTTTCTCTTTCTGCTTTCATCTTCTCAATCTCAGCCACCTCCGCATAACCATGCCATTTGCCGCTCCAGATAATCCATTTGCTGATTGTAAGTCTGCGGGCTCATCTGATCTGCCTGACGGTTGCGCCATTCGTCATAGATCCGTTTCTGGTCTGCCGTAAAGTGTTTGATTACATCCTTATCCGTCTCTGACCGGATCGCCACGATGCGCCCCAACACAGTTTCCGGATCGATTCCGGCCAGAAGAGATTTAAACTCATCCCAGCTGACCGACTCAAATTCTTTCGTCCTTATTCTCAGCCCATACTGCGACAGGAAACTGGAGATAATCAAATCCCAGTCTTCAAACAGATCGTAGTACGGGTCACTGCTCCCCCCGGCCGTCACCATCAGTATCAATAATTAAGCCAACAGCCGCTTCTACTACCGTGACCAAATCGTTGAAGTTCAGCTTCATCTTCTCGATCTCTCTTTGGGACTTCTCCGGGAACATCATCTCGTACATATCCACGATTTCCTTCGGCCCCGGATCACCATTTCCCATCAGCCCCATGACCTTCAGCATGGTGGGGGCATCTGCGTTGACCTCCAGTACCTTCCCCCTGATTTTAAGGGAAGGGTTGCCATCAAATGTAAGCTTATCCGTAATATCAATTATCTTTGCCATGTTCTAATCCTCCTTATCCTGCTGGTTTCGCCGGTTTCGCCGGAGTAAAAGTTGGCTTGCCATAGCAGACCACTTCAAATTCCAACGCATCAAGTGCCGCGGTGTCTCCGCCTCCGGGTGTGGTCACATTAATAACACAGTCAAACGCCAGCTTTGCGCCAGATACCATTTCCCATTCAAACTTTGTCATTGCATCGCTGCCCATAGCCATAAATAAACCAGCTATATAGTCATTTCCCGGATCGCCAACACTTCTCTTCCCCTGGAAGGAAAAGCTGAGTTTCTTGCCGACTACTGCGCTTTTCGCCCAACCTTCCGCATCCATGGCGTACCACTCATCTGTTGTGTTGTCGATGGACGGAGCGAAATTGGTTAAATCCTTCGGAACTGCCATATCCTGTTCTACGCTGCTTAACCCCTTCGTCCCGAACTTAAATTTATTATTGTGTACTGGAAATACTCTTGCTGCTTCTGACATTTCTTGTTCCTCACTTTCTCTGATATACAAAATCCAACCATATCACATATTCGTATACACCCTTATCATCTGTCCCCACGTCAACCGGTTCGGGCACCTGAAGAATGATGCAGTGAATGGGCGTATCCCCTATGGATAGGCTGGATACATTTTTAAGTTTCTCATATAACTCATAGGCGGCCTGCTCTGACGCCTGCACGCTCTTATTCCAGTGGATCAGCAGGGAGATTCGCCGGATATCATGACTGCTGTATTCGTAGCCTCCCAGAGCCATCACCGGAGGGCCGCTGTCTTTTCGGTGGTATACACCGATGGAACGTTCTTTTTTACTGTTTAGCTTGCCGATATAGACATTGCTGTCCTCGGCAATTCCCAGGCTTGCAATATATCCCCGGATATTATCCAGTGTCAGCATCATACACCACCTACTCTCTTATAAAACTGTTTAAATGCGTTCTTTGCAAAGTCTTCCTGTTTTCCGCCTTTCAGCCATGGCGCATACCACTCACCACCGGCAAACGGATTCTCGTCTGTCTGGTAATCATATTCCGGATGATAGTAAAGCCGGCGGGCATACGGCGTACTAGAAACCAGCCTCACCCTTCCATGTCTGGAATCTCCATAGTCTACAAAGGTTGCATCTTCTTCCAGGTGACCGCTGTCAAATGGCATAACCTGCGCCTGAACTACCTCTGTATGCAGCGCCTCCGCCGTCATTTCCAGTGCGGTGACTGCTGTCTGGGTAAGTTGCTTGATCCTCGGAAAATTCATCTTCACCGATGACTGTACCTGCATCAGATCACCTCCAGCTGGCAATAGTTAACCGTTCCGTCTGGATTTCTGGCCTTCATTCCCTGCTCGATCTGACGCTCCTGACCGAACACAGTCACGGTGCCACCGCTGAGTATTGGGAAGTCCGGTGCGATATCTCCCGGGAACATGGCCGTGCCGGTGATCTGGATCAGTTTCTTTTCCGTGGTCAGAATTGTCTTTGCCCTGTCCTGAAAGTTACATTTCAGATCCAGATCAATTACCCGCTCCGGCTCGCCATGGTTATTTACGTCTTCAGACTCCAGATGAACGTGTATATCTACCTTGCAAAGCTTTTTAGGTACTAAACACGGATATCTCATAACATCACCTCGCTATCCGGCAGCACAAGCCTGTCTGGGACAGTAGCGCGTACACATCACGTTTCATGGCAATGCCCTTATCCGTGAATAGATTCCAGGAGCTGCCAAACTGAGCCGACACTCCATTAATACTGTATCCCTGCAGGATGGTGTTAATCTCGTCCACGTTCTCATACTCAAAGTCCGCCTGCTGGCAGACCACGTCCTGGATGACATCCTGCTGGAAGGCCGTCAGGTTAGAAAATCCCCGACCCACAATACGGTTGTAGGTCAGGGAATCAATGTGGCGGCTGGCCTGCTTAAGGGCCTTGTCCAGTTCGTTCATGGGGATTACTGTTCCCTTATATGCGTCACAGTAGTACTCACAGGTGGTATAAGGTTCATAGAGCATAAGGCACCTCCTATGTGACAGACCATGTACCGTCTGCATTAGTTGCTGTCTTAGGTGTCTCCCCGTCCTTAAATGTAAATGATTTCGTCTTGCTTGGGACGTCCTCAAATACCTTGTCTTTAGCATTGTAAGTCACTCCGGATAAGGAGATTTCCTTAACTGCTCCCGTTGCGGCATATCCAACAGTAATAAGTCTGTCTGGGAAGTTGCTGTCCCCGGCATCTGGCGTGAGTGTTCCATACCGAACTGTCTCACGTGCTCTCAGATATGCCTTGTTGTCTGCGTCAGAAAGACTATCCTGCATGACGGTCCCTTTGTGCTTCCCTGTATATTCCCCGGCGGTGGCCAGTCTCTCCCCACTGACAGGAGAACCAGAAGGCCAATCCACATTTCCATATTTCATTTCGTTTGGCATAATGTTCCTCCTTACTGCACCTTGATCTTGCGCATAATACCGGCTGCCTTGGTTGCCTTAAGGGCCGCGGCCGCCAGCATCTCAACCTCACCTTTCTTTACCGCGCCGGCTTCCTCGAACTTCGGCAGCCACTGTTTAACAGGGAGGCCTCCGGAAGGAGAAACCGCGTGGAATCCATCCAGGGCAATCCTTGCCGCATACAGGGACGTCTCTCCTTTTGTGTTGGATGACGTGTCGATGGATACAATCGGATCGTTGGAACCGCTCTTTGCGCCGAAATCTACCAGCGGAATATCTCCGTAGCTTTCAATCTGCTGGCCGAAATCATTCTTCGTTACCTGGTACATCCCTGCCCTGCGAGCGCATGCCCGAATTTTCGCAATTAATTTCAGGTTACCGCCGATAAAATCCGGCTTGCCGTCCAGGCCCATCAGGAACTCGTCCAGCTGGTCCAGAAACAGTTGATAATTTTCGGTCACCTTGGCTGTAGTGGAAAGGTCAATTGCCGCGCTGGGCTTGTACTCTGTGGAGCTTCCAGTTACAGCCACCTCCAAGCCGTCAAAACTCTTTTCATTCTTGCTGGAATCACCAATAATCAGTGTCTCGGAAAACAGTGCGGACGCAGACTTTATCTTCTGCTGCATCTGGAAGGTCACCTCATCATCCACGCCTCCCATATCCGCAATCACACGGTCAATCTCGAATGCGCCTCCAAAAATCTTAAGATCTGTGGTGTACTTCTGTTTCTTGGCCTCGTCCGCCGTATATTCCGCATTAACCGCGCGGAAACTGGCTGTAGATGGTGTGATCACCCGGTAATACCCATAAGTCATGGTTGCCCCGCTGCCTACGGGAGAAACGCAGTCGTCAAAAATCATATGATCCATTAAAAAACTGGACTTACGGAATTCATCAATGACCGCCATAGACAATTTGTCCTGTGTCTTAAGTTTTGCCTGTGCTAATGTTACTGCCATATCCTATACCTCTTTTCTTATTTTTTAAGTGCTTCTGAAATAGCGTCTTTCAGCGTCATAGGTTCATTTGTTATCTGCTGGCCTGCGCTGGCTGCCCCCACCTGAATGAAACCCGTAGCCCCTGCCGCCTGCGGTTTCAATGCCGGTACATCTTCCAGTACCTTATTGATCGCATTTTTCAGCGACTCATCATTGATATTCCCGTCCTGCCCCATCACCTGGCCTAAATCAGCCATTTTAAGGACATATGGGATTGTCTTTGCGTCAAGTCCCAGGCTGATTGCGGTAAGCGTTGCCTCTTTTTCCAGCATCGCCTGCTGAGCCATGGCCTGGGCCTGCGCTGCCTGCGTCTGGAGAGCGCTCACATCCGGCTGACTTGCGGCCTTCTGCTGTTTAAATGCTGCGATGGCCTGCTTCATTTCTTCCTCGGACAGCCCCTGCTGTTTGAAATAGGCTTTAAGGGCTGTGTCTTCTTTAGCCTGTAATGTTCCGTCAAGCATCTGCTGGATTTTGCCATAGTCAATCTGCGGCACTGTTGTCTGCTGACCTGTTGCTGGTAGTGCCTGCTGTCCCTGTGCTCCTGCTGTCGGTTCAGTTCCAGCAGCGCTTCCTGCGGATTCCGCAAAAAACTGTAAATTCATTTTCTTCATGGTCTAATAGCTCCTTTCCATTTCTAAGAGTGTCACTCTCTGTTACCTGATCCATTGTCATCAGTGTCACTGGCCGCGCACCTTTTAAGGCCTTGTCGCGTTTGGGCATAAAAATAACACGTCAGGGGTATCCTGCGTGCTAAATCCGTCTGTTGCGATATCGCAATAAAATAACCACCGGCCATTTACTGACTGGTGGTATTTATTTATGACTCTTTGTATAGTCTATTACGAAATCTAATTCCTCAACATTTAATACGCTAAACGGATTAGGTCTTGAGTCATCTTCTGTGTCTGATGTCTCTGACTTATAAGTCATAAAATCAAATCCTAATTTTTCACATATCTTCTCATAGGTTATCATCACAGCACCTCCATTCTAACCCCCGCATCCTTTACTGCTTCACAAAATTCTCTTAAACTGTCTTCATTATACCCTGCTTTGTCCAGCTTTGCAACTGCTGCACTATAAAAAACTTCCATTGGTTCCCTTTCAATTTCGTACTTCAAAATACTTCCGTCATGACAAGCAATTAAGCCATATTTATATCTACGTTTTGATGCAACCACAATGTCATCCCAACTTGGCACTGTACTACTTGGGTGATTATGTATGGCAATAATACTTCCTTTTTCTGACTCCTCTAACATTTTGTACATAGCTTTTGTTGGTTTTGCGGTTCTGACTTTTTCAAATTCTATGGACTTTTTCACTGCTCCACTTTTACTGTCTATGAAAATTAAATCTTCGAACTCCGAATTATCTCTATGCTGGATCGCTTCCACCATTTCCTGCCAAACCGTCTTGGTTATATCTTCACTTTCTGGTAATTTTTCAATCCTTCGTTTATATTTAGCAGACTCTACTACTTTCCGATTCATTTCTGTTCCCGGAATACGTCCCTTTTTGCTCTGCTCTCTCCATTCCTTTTCCCTATTAGCATAAACCTTTTTATTCTCATCATCAAGTGAATACTCCGCCAAACGTCCAAACTTTTCGGCCTGCCTCTCAGCATACTGCTTCTGGGCTTCCTGCCGGTTCACCTCGCCAATGGCTTCCAGTTCCTTCTTTGTCCACGTATCGTCGGCTGTGGATATCCCAGGGAAATAGGTTGTATGGCTGTCCTTACATCGTGGATGATGTAGACCAGCGGCTATGGCCTTACTCATCAACGGATACGGGCCGTCAGACTTCTTTCCGCCGCTCCATACATCATCAATCAACACCTTGCCACAGAACGGAAGGCACTTCGGGCACGGATTGCCACGCTTGTTGACGATTACGGTAGCAATCCCCCACTCCTGCCGCTTCTCCCCTTCCCCGGTCAGATACGCCCGTTTGCTAGCCGTCCTGATTGCCATATCTGCATAATCCGCCAGGGTATGACGGGCACCGTTGGCATACTCCACACATGCAAGTCCGCGGGACAGCATATCCTTTGTAGCCATATCCACGGCCTTATCGTAAGTTCCGGCGCCGGTATTGGCATAGACCTGAGCGTTATAGATTGCTTTCCGGTACTCGTCATTTGCTTTTCTCAGGACTGCCGTCTCTGCCCGTTCCATATCGTTCGTGGTGGCTTTGATCAGGGCTTCCAGTTTCCGGTCGTTTAGACGGAAGAACTCCGCCGCAGCTCCCTGGGTGACTTTATTTGCGCCAGTAAATCCGTTCTTGATGGCGTTCAGTATCCGGATCTCTTGCTGCATGTTTCCGTCCTTTCTGGCCCTGTAAAGCACCTCGCTGATCTGGTCGTTGATTTCCTTAAACTGCTTTCCATATCGTTTTTGGTTGGCTTTTTTATACTTCTCCAGGGCTTTTAGCTGCTCTGCCTGCCACATGCTCCACTGGATCCCCTCATTGTTTTCCCATGCCCGGTGACGGTCCATATTACGGATCATGGAAGCGATCAACTCGTCCTCGATCGCCTCGAAGGCGGCGCCGATATCATAATCCGCCAACAGCATCACCTCCCGTTTGAATGGACCTTAAATCCCTGCGCCTTAAACTGACGCGTCAGGCTCTTAAGCTGTGTGACACTCTTGCATTTATCGCAGCGCAGCTCCGCATAGTCTTGTTTCTCAATCGCGTAGATTCCAAAAGGGACTTGCTCACTTGCCGTCTGGAGCAGCCCCTGGTACTCCTTCTGGTTCATCTGGTACAGGTGATTCATTACTTTGACCTTCATCTGGATTGCCTCCTTCCGTGTTGACCATGAAGCCGCCGGCAGCCATGTTGACGCCAGGTTCCTCAACTTCTGCGATTCCCTGCTCCGCCTTCAGGCGCTTTACTTCCTCTGCCTTCCACGCCTCGTCCTTGCTATCTCCCCACATCTCTTCCACTTGAGCCTCAATACTCATAATACTGGCACCAGGGCGGGCCTTAGCCAGCGTCTCAACCTGACTCTCGAATGATGGGTTCGCGTACTCGCCAAACGGGATCTCGACCTTCACCTCTTCGATCGGTTGATTCATTAGGACATGATAGGCATTGATGCAGGACGATATCACTTCCGGAAGTTCCTCCTGCAAGGCCTCCACAATGGCATTACGGGTATACAGGGTGGCCTTCTCTTTCTCCCTTTGTGCCTCGGCATTGTCCAACTTCTTGACGTCAATACCGAGGGTGCTGGGACTGATGATCCCCTGCAAGCAAAGGTCTAAGGCTGTCACATAGCTGGCAAGGTAACTCTCGTGCGGGATATCTGGCTGCTCCGTTAGAATCTGGTTCTTTCCACCTTCACCCATGTTGTCGTCGCCGGCA